CCGCACTCGAGCGCAAGTTGAGTGGGTCGTTACGGTAGTACGTGCCGCTAGAGGGCCACACAAGCAACACCATGGTATACTTGTCTACGAAACCTAATCGCCGATAATGTAAAGCTTTATCATGTGAAATCAACACACCTTCGGGGCCCCAATGGTGGTAACCATGCACGTAGCTGGACCCACCGGCGGACTGCATAGACACGCCGGCATGGTTGACTTCAACAGTAGCCTCACCGTCATACCATTTCTTCACGCCTTTATGGGCGGAGAAGTCATGGGTGATGATGAGGGTAGGGCTGGAAATAGCCTGACAAAGGTCATCTCGTGTAAGATGAAAATCGGTGTATGACATTATACTGAGCCGGCTCTTACAGGGGCATTCTTGGCCAGAGTGCACACCTGCGTCATTAGCAAAGTCGGTCATCAGTTGGGCGCGGCGATGGTCTGCGGCGTCCAGGTTGGGGTAACAAATGTGATGGTCGGCTCCCAGATTTTGGTTACGCTTGAGGGAACCACCAATGTCCCGAGTCTTGACGGTGTACCGCCGAAGGAACTGGAGGCAAGACTGCTCAGTTCGGGCTCGGACATGGGCGAGGCGAATGTGGTGACCATCAACAGGTTTGATCTTAGAAACCTCACCACAAATGGCCTCAGACATTCGTTTGACCTCCTTGGTGACGGTGTCCAACGTGAAGGGAAGGACAGGGGCGTCAGCATGAAGGACCCAACCAGAAAGGGATCGCCGGATGATCTGCAGGGTACAAAACAAAATATAACACCAAATGCAGACCAGCGGCAATGACAGAACCAGGACACAATAACACGCCCACTTAAACCACAACACCATAGGCGGTGCAGATAAAGCGGGAACGAGGCCATAATGGTCCAAAAGATGGCAGGTAGGGCCAAAGTCCAGGTGAACTTCCCCCCAACTGGGCATGCCGAACCAAGGTCCGACAATAGCAGCAAAGGGGCCGATGCCCGGCAACTGGTATAATTCCAGCAGTGACTCCCTACGGGCTCTGTCGATAGCACAGGAATAGCCCACGTTCATGAGCCATGCCTTGGCGATACGCGCCCAAAGGGGCACGTACCAAGCCACGAAGCAAGCTAAGATTGCTAAGGTGCTGCCTACTACGCAAGTTACTAAGAAACGGCGGAGGCTGGACAGCGCATACTTGGTCACCTTGCGCAAAATATACATGATGAGTGCGAAGGTGAGGGGGCAGGCCACATAAGCGGCGTACAACAGTGCGGTGTCCATGAATGCTCGTGATGTCTTAACGCGAAATCAAACGGTTGAATTAC